ATCGAAGTACTAACCAGGGAGAAGCATTCTTTGGTGCTGTACTTTGGCTATTTGGAAGACGTTTATCTTCTGCCTCCTGATACCATGTCCAACGACCACTTTTCTTATCTAGCTTGACGTGGGTGTATACCTCAACGTCATTATCAAATGTATTTGAACCAGTCTTACCGTTTAGACCACCACCTGCAGAAACATCATTAGGTTTCTTTTCTACAGCAGGAGGTAGGCCAAGTACACGACGACTGATAAGTTCCTTTGTGACAATCTCGATGACATTACCGTTGCCATCACGGTCCACTACATAGCGATTCAGTGGGTAGTTCTTAAGCCCATCTTTACCCATAAAGATAAGAGAATTGCCACCTACAATGAGGTGTTTGATGGCTTGATGAATGACCACTCGATCGTTAGATGCATTAATAGAATCCATGACCATTCTTTCCATCTTGGAGAATGACAGGTCAAGTTCACTTCTAATTTCTGGATCAAGATCTTCACCTAACTTGTCATCTCTGACTTGTAGTTTGAAGAAGCTTGTTTGTGGAGGTAGCAAAGCTAACATCAGTTTAGATGCTAATGTCACACATGCTTTTGCTCCTACACTTTGCCAAGGTGTTTTTAATGGTTTGTGAGTTGAGTTTTCACCATCTCTTGTGATGAGGTATGGCAGCGTCAGTTGTGAGCACTCATGAGCAACGTCTAGGAACTGCTGACGTTCACTTTGTAGCTCGTTATATCTCTGCTGGCATCTCATATGTTTAGTCCTCCTGATGAACCACCCATGTTTAGTCCACTCTTAAGTGATTGAGAGGTGACTCTTTTACGTGAAGTTCCAGTTGATTTTTGTGGTCCAATACGTAGATCCGGTGCAGCACCTTGTTGTTGTAATTGTTTTGGAGGAAGTACTGGTGCAGGTGGCGGTGGCGGAGGAGCTACTTTCGGTAGCGGTGGTGGGTCAGGTAGTTTTGGAGGTTTAGGTGCTTTAAAAAGACACATTGTTAATCTTCCATGCGTTGGATTAACCACTCAACAACATATCTTTGACCAGATTGATACATGATCTTTTCTATGTTGTCGTGTGGTGTAGGTTTTACGGGTGGAAATGTTTCATTCATTTCTTGAATGATTGCATTAGCTTGGAGACCTTTAGTCTCAAGTAAACTAAGCGTATTGTGGGAGGTTGACATTACTATGTTCGAAGAACGCTGGCATCCTTGCTGCTTTAGTTGCAGCAAACTCTGGAGCTTTACCCTGATACATCAGGTTATCGCTACTATCTAGCCAAAATTTTTTGTCCAAATATCTGACCTCAGAGTTTCTGCCTAGTGGCTGCATGACCCAGTTAATCGTTGCCTTGCGGAGTTTATCCAAGGAAGCAGATGGTCTGAGTCCCAGTTCTGTACACACGAGAGAGTTGGCTGCAACATGAATTTGCTCATCTCTGGAGATGTCAGCGGATACGGTACGCATTCCAGCGTCACCATTCCACCGAAAAAAGGGCAGAAGTACGAAGAAAATCGCACGCTCGGCAACCATTGCTTTGAGCACAGTGTGATCTGGATGCGAAGTCCACGCTTCTTTAAGTTTAAGTGCTTCTGCTTCTGCCTTGTCATCAACACCGTAAGCATCGGCGATGTAATTGAGAGCCACGTCGTGATTCTCTTCATCGGTGACGTTGCTGAGGAGTAGCTTGCGTGCCACAGACGGCACTTCAGTAGCCAAGGCATCAGTTATAAAATCTCCCACAGGTAGTTCCATATGTCTCAAGGCAAGAGCACGGTGTATCGTCTCTTCTGCGCCTTCCCGGCATGTACCTGCAACAGGTTTGACCGGTGTCCATTTGCGCTTCCGCGCCATTAATTTGTCGTAAGGGTTCATTGTTATTCTGCACAATCACATTGAGGTTCTAGAGGATCATCGTCCCATTCTTTTGCTGACTCATTAAATAGGTGTGCGAGATAATCATCTACATCTGCATCTTCAAGAGCAGCATATGCGTCAGACTTATCTTGTACATCACCCATTACTTGAAGGCTGTAATAAAGAGAGGTTTGTGGAGACCGTAGCCACTCTTCGATAAAGTCCTCATCCATTGTTGCCATATCAGACCACCAATTGAAAGAGTAACCGTGAAGAAGTCCACTGCTTCGGTATAGTTTCATAATACCATCAGCAACAGCTTTATAATTTTCCCATCCGACTTCGGATGCAATTTCTACGTCACCGTAGTCATATGTCTGTACACCAAATGTCCCACTATCTCTATCAACAGTACGTGCAATAGGTGGAGCAATCTCAGGTGTACAAGTAAAGCCATCAGTGTCCTGTGAGCGGTAGCTACAAGACGCTGTGGGAGCGATTGCAAAGGCTCTAACCATATTGTATTGACGTGCAATTTCAGACGCCTCCTTGATGCCCTGAGCAATGCGTGTTACTAACTCGTATGCGACAGTTGCTCTTGCATCTCCTTTGTCATAGTGTTCGAGTGCACGTCCAAACTGCTCGTAACTAACGTTGTATCTCCGCAAGAGATTTGCGAGACCCAATACTCCAAGTCCAACCTGTCGATCAGTGGTAGAAGATAGGTACTCTCCTGTCTCTCCCACACCCGTCCTTGAATGTAACTCACAAAGTTCTTGCATCCCGACACGGTAAGCTTTTGGGATGTCTTCATATGTACAGGCTCCAAGATTGATGTGCTGAAGCAAACAGGTACCTCGGGAGGGCAGATACACCTCAAGGCAAACATTTCCACGTATTCTTTTTGATCCTTCATACTTAACTTTATTCAGCCAGATGTCACCAGCTTTGATTCCTCCTAATAGATATTGTTTGACAAGTGGATCCATATCATTCCACCACTCATCAGTGATGTTTACACATCGCTTGACCCATGGGAGTTGTTCTCGTGGTGTTCTAATGAACTCTTCAATGTCTGGATGGCTTGCATCGAGGTGTAACACGATCGCTCCATTTTTATAACGTCCGCCACGCCTGAGTGTTTCGTTGAGGCTGCTATAAATTCTCCCAAACGAGACTGGACCCGAAGCAATGAGTCCATTGCCATTATCGCTTCCTTTCGGTCGTAGTCTTGAAAGGTGGATCGCGCATCCAGCGCCATTACGGAGTGCATGAGAGGCGAAACGCCATGAAGCTTCGATTCCATCGGGACCCTCCATTGAGTCTGAAACAACAAAAACTGTGCAGGACACCGGCAAGCGTCCTTCGGGATCATCGATCCAACTTTGTACCCTTCCGGTACGTGAGATTAAGTTAGGCATTTACTAGGTCTTTCAAATTAGGTGGTTGGTAGTTAGGTCCTTTCAAGACCTTGCCGTCAGCTCGACGGATAGGTTTACCATCTAATCCAAGCTTCGACATATTTGATTTGTGGACACGATCTAGTGCTTCTTCTAGATCCCATTCCATATTCTCTGCATACTGAAAGCAGACATACACAAGGTCTGCTAACTCTTTCAATTCTTCTTCATAGCCTTCATTTAAAAAGGCACTCATAAACTCAATGTATTCCTCAGCGATCAAACCCTGTTGCATAGTCCGGTTCTCCGGCGAGTTCTGGATCCCATACGACGCTCGGAAGGTTATCGCCTGATCGCTTAAGCTCTGGGAAACGCAGTGTTGTGTGGGAGAGTTCATCTTCAAGATAGTGGATAGCTTTTTTGAGGTCCTCCGCTTTCGTCGCAGGACTTTTGAAACCGGCTCTGCAAATATATTTAATAGCATTACCTAAGTGATAGTTCAGTTCTTGGTCACGGATAAAATCCCAGACTTCAATAGAACCTCGTGTGTAGTGGTCGGGTGATTTGTTTACCATTGAGATAGTAAGTTTTTAACGTTGTTTCCTAAGACGAAGCATTGACGTTGTAGAGCTAGCAGGATAATTATTAGATCTTCTCTACTAGCTTTCTCTACACCATCTTCAATCTGTCTCATCTTGAACTCTTGTTCCATCGTCATCTCCGTTACTGGAAATGGTGGGACTGAAGAGGATCGGTCCGTTGTCATAATCGTTAGAGGTAAGAATCTTTGCTAGACGTGCGTTTCGCAAAGCATCTTGCTCTGTCAGACCTTTTTGCTCAAACGCTTTGACAACACTATTCCAAGTGTATCCATTATCGGCAAAAAATTTTGCGCTAGTTTTTATGCCGTATCCAGGTGCTCCTGAATAACCGTCTGTACTGTCTCCTGCCAAAGTCTGGATTAGGAACCATTCCCATCCATCTTGTTCAGAAATTGAAAATGTTTCAACAAGGTTATACAGAGTCCCAGGTATCTGTTTCATATCCTTATCAGGTGATACCACAATACAGTCATCATTCGATGTTGCATAAATACCCATAGCATCGTCTGCTTCTAAGGTAGGCATCCTGATTAAGGGATAGTTTTCAGCAAGTTTGTTAATTACTCGCTTATAGCCACATGGCTTCTTCCTGTTGCGATGACCCTTATAGTCTGGATCAACAATTTTACGGAAGTTAGTGGAGTCACTAAAAAATAAAATTAGTTCTCCTTCAAAGTACTGATTTTTTATCTTGTTCAGTTCACGAACACTATTACCATAAGCTTCCTTAAATGAACTTCCTACGACGATTACATCATCACCGTAGTCGATGTCATATTCAGCAGAGGCGCAGCTTTTATAGACAATAAAATCAGCATCTATTAGTAGTTTCATACGCTAGTGGATAGGTTAGCCAAAGCTTCTTCAGATGTGGCATAACCAAGTTGTGGGTAGGGTTCAAGTCCGATGTCAATTCCAGGTTTAGCAAGATAGGATTTAAGTGCAGTACATAGATCATCAACAGTCCAGCCGGCTTCATCCATGATGAATTTAGCAGCACCTTCTAGACGATTAGCAGCAGACCAAATATGTCCGCGATACAGAAGTGTGTCGTGGTCGTGGTCGCCGACTGGTTTCATTTCTGATTTATCGCCGAATGGAAGACCAGTAAATGCACAGGTATCTGTTTTGTGTTTTGTCATTTTATGTTGGTTTCTAGCTTTAGCATTTTGGCAAGGAATGTGTGTTCTTTTAGTAGTTCTATTAAAATTATCTTTTAAGTCATAACCCTTACAATGAAAACATTTACCAATTACTGGATGGCGTAATCCTTTTGGTGCTGAATCACTAAGATACTTTTTGCAAGTCCTACTATTTTTAAGCTGAATTTTATTACATTCGTGATGGAAATAAGTACCTCTAGTTTTTTGGTAACGCATAGTGGAAGCGTCATCCCACCTTTTACAATTAGCACACTTCTTAATTTGCATTAATGGGTGCTGCTCCAATCTTTTCCTTCGACTGCTTCTGCTTCGATTTTGATCCGTAAGTTGTAGTATTCTCCAGCCTCGATAGCGCTAAGTACCAAGGATGAACGTAAGTCTTCGACATGTTTTGGTTCTACTTCAAATTGTAATTCGTCGTGTACAAAGGCTAGTTGACTACAGCAAAGCTTTAGTTCTTTGATGTGATCTTGATTGATAACCATCCAACGTTTAGCAATGACACTTGCTCCTGACTGGAGCAAATAGTTCAACGCTTTGTGAGGTGAATCAACCGCAATTTGTCTACCATCGATAGATCGAATGGAGCCTTGTTCCGCAACTTTCTTAATTGCTTCCAAGAGGTCACCGAGTCCATCAACTGCGTCAACATATGCTTTACGGATTTCTTTGCCTTTCCTTTTGGCGGTTGATGATGATAGTTGTGAGTCATAAGAATGTCCTATTTTCTCATCACCTGCTCCATAAAGAAATGCATAGGTGACCGTCTTCACTTGTCGTCTTGAGATTCCAATCTTGTCTGCGTTGACTTGGTGGATGTCATCCTCAAGTAATAACTTTGCGTATCTTCCTCCGTCATAACGAGCAAGGTAATGAGCGAGCATACGAAGCTCAATCCCAGACAAGTCAGCGCCGACCATAGTGAGACCTTCGCTCGGAATAAAGAGTCGTCGAAATCTTTCATCACTATTTACTTGCGCTAAATTTGGAGATCTATGGGCGCAACGGTGTGTATTAGTTGCAACTGAACAATGGTGATGTATTCTTCCATTAGTCGTACATAGCTTCAGCCAAGCGTTCATGCCTTCCGAGATCTGACCAAGCATTTTCGTTACCGTCAAACATCTCAGAAACATCATAGAAATCTCTGACCCTATCTCCTTCAGAATCACTTCGTCGATGATAGGTTTCCCAGTAGTTGTCATCTGGACCGGAGTCCAGCCATAGTATGTTTGCAAGATCCATGCGATGTGGTCCCTTGAAGTTGGATTGAATTCTTTTAATCGAGTAAGGGTTGCACCCTTGACATATCCCTTTGTGCCATTATCTCGTTTCGGAGTGAATTCTCCTCCTCGTACGTAAGGATGTTTCCTTCGTAATAGCTCGTGAGTATCTTGAAGTTCTTGTCTGAGAGACGATGTAAGTTTCCATGCAGCAGCTTCGTCAAATCGCCAGCCATGTATCTCCTGTTGAGTAAGTATTTCCTGAACGCGATGCTCTAACGAGATCCATTCAGGTATGGTGTGAAGTGTTTCCAAAGTTTGGTGGTGACGTGTACATCTTGTATGCAGTAATCTTCCATTTCTTGTGACCAATCTTTCCAATCAGTATTGGCGCAGAACGAACCTTTAAATTCACCTAATCGATAACCGTAGGACTCAAGAGAATGTCTACCGTATAACTTCAACGGCATATGCTTCCAATTGTGCTTCTTATCTATTTTGATTATGTCCGGGTGATATAACCTAGAAAGTAGAAGAGTATCAATGGAGCAACCAGGATTGTTAAACCAGCCGTATAATTTCCTAATAACAGGCAGATCGTAACCAAGGATATTGTGACCAATAATGAGATCAGCATCTTGGAGTCGTTGTATCCCACGTACGATAGGTTCTTGGTTGCCTGCATCGTTATACGTGATAGTTTTTTCTGTAGTGAGGTCATGAATAGCAAGGCAGTGGATGGTAGAAACATCTTTTAGAAATCCATTAGTTTCAATGTCAAAAACTAAACTCATCTGCCAGTCCATACATATGTCTTATCAACGAACTGTGCTCGCTTAACAGCCTCCGGTGTCGGTGGGTTAGGTTTATTTAATTCGGGTAATTCAGGTACTTGTACACGAAAAGCTAGACCTTCTTCTTCGAAGTGTTTGTTCATTTCTTTGTATTCAGAAATCAGTTGACGGGTTAAATTCCTCTTCGGGTTCTGTTTCATTAAACTTACAAGTTTCTAAATCATACGTTAGTGTACAAGCTATGCCGCATTCGCCTGAATAACGATTTTTAAGCACTCTAACTGTCGTAGAACTTCCATCTTTGTCGGATTGTTGATCTCTCTCCAGTCCAATAACGCTATCGCTGAGTTGAGCGATAGCAGCAGATCCTCGCAATTGACCGAGTGTGACCCGTGCTCCTTCTTCATGATTTTTATCGCCTCCTGAGCGACGTAAATGTGATACAAGGAACAGGGCTATTCCAGTGCGCTCAACTAATGACCTTAATTTAGTCATCGTTGAGTCGATCATTCGTCGCTCATCTCCATCGAGACCAGACAACAAAATTGATAGGTGATCAAGAAATATAACTCGACAATCTAAACCCTGAGCAAGATACTCAATACGACTATAAATAACATCAGGATCGTAGGAGCCGAAACCATCAAACAAATACAGGTTCCAATCAACCATCGTCTGATCAAACGCTTCCGTGAGTTCTTCATGTGTAGGTTCTCCTAAGTGTAGGGATTTACCTACAACAGCAGACATTAATCCGAGAGCGGTTCTTCGATTGGACTCCTCAAGAGCCAGATAACCGACCCGTTCTCCTGCTTGGAGTAAAGAAGTTGCAATGCACCTACAGAATGACGACTTCCCAATACCTGAGCCTCCAGTAATGCAGCACAATTCTCCGTACCGAATACCGTGTAGTTTGTTGTTAAGTCCTTGAAACGGATAGTCGTGGTCATTTGGGGGGTTAGGTGTAGTGATTTCTTCTAGAAGACTTTTGCCTTCAACAATGCCGTCAGGTCTAAATGGTTTCTTAGCCCAGAACGCTTCATCAATGGCTGCTCTATCATTAGCTTGAACAGCGTCTGAGATGTCCTTGTAAGCCTCTAATCGAGCGATGGAAACCTTGCCAGGTGGTAAGACATTAGCTGCTGCTTTAGCAGCCTCACAGCCCGGCTTATCGTTATCAAACCAAAGGATAATACTGTCGTAACCTTGGAGAAATTCGTAGTTCTTTTGAACCGCCTTTTTTGCCCCGGCTGCTCCAGTCGGTAGTGAAACCACATCCCATGTGGGATATTGTTCGGCATAACTTGCAGCATCAAGCTCGCCTTCAGTGATGATAATTTGTTTACCGTGTCCTTTCCATAAGTGCTGTCCGAAGAATGATCCATCTGTATCTCCTTCGTAGGAAAAGATCTTGTTGGTAGTTCTAACTTTTGCTCCAATTACCTGACCATCGGCATTATGGTAATGGAACCTAAGAGTGTTGCCGTCCTTGTATATCTTGAACCTTTCGCAAGTCTTTTCGGAGATCTTACGTTTAGGTAGATAGACGGCTTCACCCTTATAGTGGGTGGTCATAACGGGTTTTCGAATAACAACAGAATCTTTGCCAGGCGACCATTCCTGACAAACAAAACAAAAAGTGTGCTCATCTGTATAGACAGCTAAGCCATCAGATGAGCCGCAACTAGGACATGCTTCATGCCGTATAAATTCAGAGGAACCATTCTCCTGGAATGTTTCCGAAGCTGGTCCAAGGTATTTCATTTTTCTCGCACCATCGTGCGTATGTAGTCTTAGATTTTTTACTAATGGTATTAAAGGGTGCTTGGAAGACCATCCTTAGATCAATCTCTGGATGCTGCTGTTTGACGGCTTTAATCTTACGACGATCCTCTGCCTCCCAGTACCCTTTGCACTCAAGATAGATGCCATTAGGCAATAGAAAATCAGGAGTGTAGATATGTTCAATCGAATAGGGAATCTTCTTGGTTTCATATTCATAGTTAATCCCTAAATCAACCATTAGATCAGCGACTTTCTCTTCAAGTCCTGATCGAAAAGCCATTACCAGATACCTGGAATGATCTGTCCAGTAAGTGCATAAGCACCAAGTGCAGCAATGACGCCAATCATTGCAAGGCGTCCATTTAGCCTTTCGGCTTTCTCATTGTGTGTTTCAGTCACGTCCATAATTTCCATTGGTGGTTCTTTTGCAAATAGGTTCAAGCGTCCTTGATCTTCAGAAGTCAGCGTCATCTGACTCCTCAGTAGTAATTACATTCGGATCACTTGCTTTGTATCCTTGTGTGTTGCCAAACAATGCAGCTACATCATCTGAACTCATGTCTCCTGTGTCAACTCCTGCTTCAGAGTTAAGAGACACAATTTGCACACCCACAAGTTTAAGTGAAGTGCCATAAGTAACGCCGTCCTTGAGAATGTATGGCTTCTGATAGAACGCGACCTTGACTTTTGACCCAGAATATAGAGGTGTTGCCTCGTCTGTAACTGGAGTTCCTTCAGTGTCAACAATAGGTGGCTTGTTGGTCTCATTCCAGGAGAACTTGACCTTGTATTGTCCATTAGCTACCTCCTCCCATGGCTCAGGCTTACATACACTGCGCTTAGGGTTCTTCAATTTGGATTCACACCATTTCAGTGTGTCAATCCTGTCTTCTTCGAGAGAATTAATTACATCTTGATTAACAGTAGTTGCAAGAGAATAACCAAATTTACTCGGCTTCATTACAGCTTGAAACCCTTCAAGGATCACAGGCTGTTCAGTTTTAATGATGTTACGTGGCATCTATACGTTAGTGGATTAGTTTAGCAGAAAAAATATGTTGATTCAATTACGGATTCCGGTTTTAGGTCTCCAATAATCGGTGGTTTAGTTTCAGCGCCTATCTGACTTGCCCAATTCTCCAAGTAGGAGTTTTCAGCGAATAAGTGCATGTATACCTCACGAACAATGGATGAAAGAGTACCCATGTCAGTAGCACGACATAGAACCGAATCATGTATGAGGGATATAGGTGCGTCGAAGCGGAGTGCAGATAGGTGTAGTAAGGATGCATCTAGGGAATGGATTAGATTTGGTGCTGTAGCGTTCTTGTGGTGACTAAGATCTACCTCGTCGCTATCTTCTGTAGCAATTCTGATCTCAACACGACCAAGTAACTGTAGTTTTACAGTTTCAACTAGTTTCTTATTAAGCTTTTGATTGACCACAAATCCTGATGGTGTAACCCATTCAAGATGTGTAGCTCCTCTCTTGATCGCCTTACCAACTTCAGTCTCAATCCATTTCATTGCAGCCATAGGACCAGGTACAACCTCATCCATAGATTGTCTTACAGCTTTTACAGTTGCTGTTAGATCATCTTTACTAACCTCTACTCCTTTCTCTTTAAGAGCATCCCGGATATATCCACGATTAGAGTGAGGTTTAGCATTGTATGGAACAGTCAAACGA